GCAAGCCCTGCATAATTTCCTCTGCAAGATTGTCAATACTGGTCATTTTGTCCTGCCTTTCTGGCTTCCGCAGTAAGTTTCAGATAATCCTTGTGCAGATAATCCGGTGTAATACCAGTGATGTCATAAATGTTTCCCTGAAACAGGATGCGATTGCCTGTTACAGACGGCATCCAGTTTCGACTTTGCCGAATGAGAAACTCCAGCTTCTGCGTTTCTTTGGTCACACCAGCTTCCGTATTTTCTACGGAAGATTTCAAGGTTACCCTTGCCCAACAAGAAAACGTTTCGTCCCACACAGCGGTGTGATTGCCGATTTCATCGGTAACAACACGATTTTCCAGAAAGGTAATTCGCTGATTGAGTGTTCCAATTTCCATTACATCACACCCTCTCGCTGTGCGAACAGAATCGAGCGGAGGCTCATGGTTAAGGCATGATAATCCGGATTGGAACGATTTTCATAAAGGTAGCCAAGACAAAATAGCATCGCCGTTCTTGTTGTATCTTCGTTTTCCACAAGCTTTTTCTCGTCCATTCTGCCAACGTCCTTGACCAGAGATTTTGCCGTATCGAGCAGAGAACAGATGAGCTTGTCATCTTCCTCATAGTCGATACGCAGATAATTCTTTGCCTCATTCAGAGTAATCATGCAATCACGCCTTTTTGATTGTAAGTGTCTTGACCGCTTCGGAAAGAATCAGCTTGCCGTCCACACGCTGTGATGCAAGAAAACCGACCTGTCCGTTCATGGCGAAAAGCTCATTCAGGCGCTTAAGAGAACGTCCCTGTCTGTCAGCCACCCAGTAATAGGAATAGTCGCCGAATGCAATTACCTTTGCACCAGCCGCAATGGTAGGAGCGTAGACAGAAGTCACATAGGGACGGTTCAGGATGGTGTCTGGAAGTCCTGCACTGACAGAAGGCTGCCAGATAAAATTGCCCGTATTATCCTTGATTTTACGGAGTGCCTTCACGGTCTGCTCATTCAGCACCCACACAGCTTTCTTGCGATACGGACTCTTGAGGGAGTAGAACAGCTCGAT